TTTCCGCAGGGCAAGATTCTCCCCGGCAGCCAGAAATTGCCCTGCAATTCTGTCGCCGCGAATCCTGGTGGGGATTCCGCTCCCCACACCCTCGGACGCCGCGCCTTCGGTGCTTGTTGGTTCGCTGCACTCACAGCATGGCTGATGATATGGAAAACTGCGATAAAAGAAAGGTTTTGGATGGCGTGCGAGTAAATTATAGGTAAACAAGTGACATCTTCCGACAAATATGTTATACTGTATAAGAGTTCGGCGCATGGCTCATAGGCATTTCTTTAGCAGAGCTTTGCATAAACGTAATGGCTTCGGGCAACGGTTCGACATTGCCCATATAAATCTTGACGGCTCCACGATTGCTGCAAATGGCGCACCGCGGAAAGTCGAGTGTCATAGGCGCCCTCTAAACCGATTCAGTTGCGGAGGGCGAAGCTATGGGAAAACATTGGACTCTCCAATTCATTTTGTTAGGCATCCAGAGGGCGGTAGCTTGCACATAGCAACTGAGCAATCGGTAGGGAGGATCTGTTGCCTCTGCGAGCACAACATGGGTATTCGCTTCTCTAAGGAGGGGACGATATGGCGCTTCGGATTTCTTGGGGGCGGTATGAAGTTGCACTCCTCTTCGATACATACAAGCGGATCACCAAAGGGTCTGATATCAACGAGGAAGCGGCGAAGTTATCACAAGCATTGAGAGGTCTTGCCATCCGTAAAGGCATTTCGATCGACGAAACCTATCGCAATGTCAACGGTATGAACTGACAGTCGCCTGACGATCAAGGATGTAGCAGATCAGGTGATGCGCGAAGCCAGCGAACCGAGGACCATGTCTGAAATCATGAAAAGAATCGAAGCGCAATAACTTTAGAGTTTCAACTCCAACAAAAGTAATTTGAAACAGGAAAAATGTAAGGGGGTTACATATGGCTTCGCTAACACATGTCTGTATGTGGTCAGACAACGGCTGGAAGCGAATTACAGCAGAACAAGCAGCCAAACTGCATCCGGGTGGAACTGTATCTGCCCATAGCGGTTTGTTTATGTGTGAACTCTGTGGGCAGTATGTCTCCCTTACTGATGGCGCAATCCAAACACGACACTTTAGACACAGCGCCTATGAAAAAAGCAAAAATTGCCCAGAACGTATATATGGAACCCCTTATTCAAGTTATTTTAATCCCCAAAAATTCCAATTGCCAATCCGCATTACGGATGTGTCCTCATCTTCGTTCAGATTTGAAGTTGGTTTGATTCGTGCTCCAATTCGCTCACTCAGCAAAGATTTCCGTATAGAAATCAAGCCGAAGGGGGGATCGGATGTTCTGTACGTGTTCGCGAAAGAACGGCTAAATTGCGACAACATTACGTATCTTCCCATCGGTGAAAGGCCATTTGAGAAATACACTCTCAGTTTTGAAAATGGAAGCGAGAAATTGCGCGCGTTTTGGCCGACAGAAATTAACGGAGTGGATCCAGAGGGGACGTTGTTCGAAAAATCTTCCGGCAAAAAACTTACATATGATGCTGATGTTGAGATTGAGAAAGAGTACTACCTGCTAAAACGAGGCTATTTCTATCAAAGGCCATATAGCAGCATACAAATTCAAGAGATTGCCCAAAAACAATTTGGTTGGGAAACTTGGACTCTTCATGTGGTTTCTGCATCTACATTTTGTGAAGAAGCTGCTCGATTCTTTCTTGATTTTCATTGTCGTCTAACGGATCATCCAGTTTCATTACAGCCAGTGTGGCCATTATTTATAGAGGGAAGCTACACTATAAAACATAGTCAAGATAGTATGTATATGCTTGAACGACCGATAAAAGCCGAAGTTGAAAGGAGAAATAATAAATGAGTATGCGTTCATCCATTCGTGCGATTGCCAAAGCCCGTCTGAAGGCCATGGGCGTTCCTCACGTGAACAAGGTGCTGCGTTTGGGGATGTCGCACACACAGACGCAGAATTTGCAGCGCACCAGACAGGGGCGCAAGCGGCTTTCAATGATTCAAAAGCAGCATCAGCCGCTCTGGAGGCGTGTGACCAGCGGACGTTTAGCTAAGGACGGATATAACGCCCAGATGGGCATTGGCAAGCGCCGCCGTCCCAGAGCGGTCTAAGGAGCGGATACAGTCTGCAAAGCGAAAAGGAGGATATTTCTCATGGCAGAAGATTACAAGCCGAACTCCCATCGCTCCAAAGAACAGGAACTGCATGGGCGATAGGCT